AACGCGCAGAACTAGAACGCGCAGAACTAGAACGCGACAAAACACGTTTTTGTTGGGAATTATCCGAACGAGAACAAAAAATTATTGACGAATTAAACGGAAAGGTGGTGAGAAAATGAAAGTAAAAGTAATTAAGGAATTTAATGACTTACAGAATGATTTAGTAACACGCGCAGTTAATGACGTGTACGAATGTTCAGAAGAACGCGCGGAAGAACTTAAAAAGCTAGGTTATGTTGTTGACTTTGAAGAAGCTGAAACAGAAGAAGCTGAAAAGGCAAAAGAAAAGCCAAAAAAGGCAACAAAAACAGCAAAATCTAAGTCTTTATAACTTATTGCCCGAAGGCGTAAAACTACAGGAGACACCGCGAAAAACTGAATTAGAGAGACACTCTATAAACTGATTACGTGAGACACACGAAAAACTGAAAGGAAGAAGAAAGATGGCAGAACCTAACACAGAACCAAAGCCAAACGAACCAACACCAACAGCCCATAAGCCAACAGAGCCAAAACCAAACGAACCGAAGCCAATTGAAATTGACTATCAGAAGTTGGCTGATTTGATTAATGGCAAACAAACAGTAACAGAAGATACAGTGTTGAAGAACTATTTTAAACAGCAAGGTTTGTCACAAGAAGAAGTGAAACAAGCGATAGCTACCTTCAAAGAACAGAAGGCAAAGAACACACCAAATTTTGAACAAATGCAGAATGAATTGACAACAGCTAACAACGCGCGTTTAACTGCGGAAGTCAATCAGCTTGCAACTGTTGAAGCTGTTAAGCTAGACGTCGATATTGCGAAAGTGCCTTATATTTTGAAGCTTGCTGATTTTGCAGACGCAACAGCAGACGGAAAAATTGACGGTAAAAAGCTTACATCAGCAATTCAAAAGGTACTTGACGAGGTACCGGAATTCAAAAAGCAGAATGACAACGGCGCAAATGGCGTTCACAAGATTGGCGGTAATGGAGAAGGTACAGAGCCAAGACAGCGACAAAAAACAGTTCCTACAAAAAAATGGAACAAATTTAACTACTAAAAAGAAAGGAAGGCGTAAATTATGCCAAACAAGAATAATTATGCAGAACAGTTCAGCCCTGAACTGATTGAAATTCTAATTCAGGGCGCGCTAACATCACCATTCGTGACTTCAAACGTTAGATGGGTGGGCGCAAGAACTTTTCACTTTACACAAATGAGCGTATCAGGTTATAAGAACCACAACAGAAACGGCGGTTGGAACAAGGGTGTATATACACAGACAGACGTTCCGTTCACTTGTCAGCACGACAGAGACGTTTCATTTAGCGTTGACGTTGCAGACGTTGACGAAACAAACGCAACCGCAAGCGTTGAAAATATTTCAAAAACATTTGAATCTACACAGGTCGTACCGGAAGCGGACGCACTATTTTTTGAACGTGTTGCGACAAAGGCGCAGACCCTCGACGGTTATCACTCTAGCACAAAAACAAGTGATTGGAATAAAACTAACGTATTTGGCAAGCTAAAGACCATTCTAGGCGCGGGCAAGCTACGCAGATATAAACAACACGGTTCACTTATTGCGTATGTTAGAAGTGAAATTATGGACGCACTCGAACAGAGTACAGATTTCACACGCAAAATTGAAATGACACAGATTGCCGAAGGTGGCGTTGGCATTGAAACAAGAGTAACCGAAATTGACGGCGTTACTCTAATGGAAGTTATCGACGATGAGCGCTTCTACGACGCATTTAATTGGGAACCTGAAAACGGCGGTTTTGAACCAAAAACAGGCTCACACAAGATTAACGTACTAGTAGCTAGCGTAGAAACTTGTAGAACAGTTCCAAAGATTTCAAGCATTTATTTCTTTGAACCGGGCGCACATACAGAAGGCGACGGCTATCTATACCAGAACCGTTCACTATCTGATACTTTCATTATGCCAAACGGCAAAGACGGAAAAATTGATAGTATCTATGTTGACGTAGATACTACAGCAGTAGTCTAATGTATGCCGATTACATTCGAGCCAAAACAGACGACACAACAGAGATTACAACCGCAATGCACATTGATATTTTGACTTATAACCGAATTCAATTTGATAAGCTTACAACGTATCAGCAAGATATTGTCAGCAACGTACACAACAGATTAACTAATTTCTATCGCGACAATGAAGAATTGATTAATTCTTACTTGCAGAACTATTCAATTAACGGCGTTTCTATGTCGTTCGGAAATAGTTGGAATTTAATGTGTGTTAGCGGTGTGGCTATTCCGCAAGAATTATTTTCCTTGCTAAAAACAACAGGATTGTGTTATCCCGCTATTTAAGAGGTGATTAAATGAAATTTCCCAAATTAATATTAAAGAAATTTTGCAAAACACCTTTTGAAATTGTCGTGTACGGAGAAGGCTTGACCGAGGACGGCGCACCCAAGGTTATTTATGATTGTCGCGTAATATACCCGCGTAATGACCTTATACCGTCCAATTTAAAGCGTTTAGCACCGCTATACTGTAATTATCAAGATAAAATAAAAACGATTTATACGGCAAATAAAAAGAAAGTACAAGTAACAGGCGTGTTGCTTGTCCCGTTTGACTTTTGCCCGAACGACACTATTAGTTCGGGTTATGTCATTATTAACGGCGTTAAACGCAATATTGTTCAATGCGTCAAGGCTCGAAATCCTGATGGCTCAGTTAATTTTGTTGAACTGGACGTGGCGTAATGAGTGATTATGTAAAATCAAAAATTAAATTAAATTTAAGTGCTATACGCAAGCTAGACACCGCGAGCGTAAAAGCGCTTGAACAGACTACTGACGCACTATTAACCGAGATTAAAAACAATCAGGTAATTCCGTTTGATACTGGCAATTTGCAAAACGAAAGCACGTTTGCGGATTACTCAGAATCAGCGCAAGGAAAAACAACGATAAGTTCGACGACACCTTACGCGAGACGCTTATATTATCACCCTGAATATAATTTTTCCACAAAAGAAAATAAAAATGCGGGTGGTAAATGGCTCGAACCGTGGTTGCAAGGCGGAAAATATGAGAATTTTTGTAATGAAGCATTTGCAAAAATTTATAAAGGGTTGACTAATTTATGATAACATTATCAAACATTCGCGATTGGTTAAAAACTTTAATTGACGCGGAACATTTTTATATTGGACGTTTAGACGACAAGCAAGAAAAATCGGTTGGCGTGTACACATTAAAGACAAGCGGTGAACCCTTACGCGGTATCGGCTCGGAATTATCTTTCGACGTTATAGCCGTGTCGGTTTTGGTGCATTGGAATGATAACGCGAACGAAACAGAAGTAAACGCGCGTAATTTGTTTGAGAAATTACGCACAATCAAAAATGTAACAATCAATGACAGTAAAGTATATATGATACAACTTTTAGTGCCTGAACCAATCGACGTTGGAACAGACGGCACAATATACGAACGTGTTATTGAATTTAAATTATTTTATGAAAGGAAGTAAAAGAAATGGCAAAGACTACAGGCATTTACCCTTGTTATGAAAACCAATTCCAAGTCAAAACAGGCTCAGAGGGTACATATTCAAGTATTGCGGATATGACAGGCTATAGCGTGGCATTCGACAACGGCGTACAGGAGTATAACTCATTCGACCAAAAAGGATGGGTTAGCAGACTGGCAACAACAAAGGGCGTAACTATCACTGTAAGCGGTAAACGTAATATTGGTGACGTTGGTAATGATTATATTGCGGGTTTAGCAATGAAGAACGGTAGAGACTTATACGCAGACTTCAAGTGGACTTTCCCTGATGGTACATCAGTTGAATTTACAAACGCAGTAATCAACGTAACATCAAACGGTAGTGGCGAAACTGGCGATATTGCACCGCTTGAATTTGAAGTTATGAGCAACGGCGCGCCAAAGGTAACACCGGGCGCATAATTACACGATAAGGAGTAACAAAATGAGTAAAATTGTTGATATTACAGACAAGCTGAATTTTGACGAGAAGCCAAAACTTAAAATTAGAGATAAGGAAATCGAGGTAAACGACAGAGCAATTACAATGCTTAAAGTGTTACCAAAATTTGAAAATCCAACTAACAACGATTTGTTAGATATTTTCAAGCTAATGTTTGACGAAAAATCTCAAAAAGAAATTGAAGAAATGAACCTTAATTTCAACGATTTCGCACAAGTTATCGCGTCCGCAATCGAACTTGTTTCGGGTTCTACTGATGACGAGGGGGAAACAGCGACCCCGGTTACGACTTAATAGAAGATTTTGATACAATCATATC